TAAAAGCAGATGTTATTAGATATCCAGACACACCAATGCACGATCCAAAAGATCTTATTGTAGTAGATTATAAGACTACAAAATCATGCAATCCTGATGCATTCTTAGGATCAATAAAACAATATGGTTATCAATATCAAGCGGCCTGGTATGCAAGAGGATTCCAAAAAGCAGGCTTTAATGTGAAAGAGTTTGTTTTTGTAGCACAAGAAAAAACTACACCTTATGCAACGAAAGTATTTAAAATTAATACGGACAATCTTGATAAGTATTGGACAGAGCTTGAATACACGCTAGGGAACTATGAATCGTATATACAAAAAGGTGAGCAAAGCTTACAGGCCTACAATAGTCCAGATGTAATTGAATTAGATATATAAATAATGTTTATATATAAACATAAACAAAATAAATAATATGAATAAAAAAGTAGATATGGTAAACACACCTCCTCATTACACAATGGGGTCTATAGAATGTATTGATGCAATCAAAGAAGCACTAGGACAAGAGGGCTTTAAGTCCTGGTGCCAGGGCAACGCAATTAAATATCTGTGGCGTTACAAGCACAAAGGTTCTGGATTACAAGATCTTGAAAAGAGTATTTTCTATATAAAAAGAATTATCGAAGAGCTTAAATAAGTAAGGGGCCTAAGCCCCTCACCTACAATACTTATGAAAATGGAGAAAACTCTATCCTACTTCTAAGATAAAATTAGATTTCATTATACCTATCTTTGAATAAAAAAAAACCCCTCGTTAAAGGGGCTTTAAAGACGTAAGCGTGCCAGTCGCTAAGAACTAAGCGATGGTTTACTTCCAACGGCAGAACTTCCACCACTTGAGGCACTACTTACACCTGCCTTTGTAGATGCTAAATAGCCTTTGATGTTTGTGTATTCTTTTACACTTCCATCGGGTTGTGGTTCATCTTTCTTACCAACAACGACTCTTAGCTTCTTGCCTATTAGCTCTTCCTTTTTGTTTGGTAGAGCGTCCATGCCAACAGCTAAAACTAATGAAGAAAACTGTTCGTTAGCAATTCTCTTAACATTTTCTTTGCTGTGCCATAAATTAAAATACTCTGTTTGATCAAAGTATTGTCCGCCTTCCATTTCAAAAACTACTTTCTGTGCTTTGTCACCAGCTGCAGTAGTGTGGTCTTCTACTCTTAAAATGCTTGCTTCATGAACCCCTTTAGGGACTACGGTCTTTTCAGAAGCAGTTCCTACTTCCTTAAAAAAATCTACGCCATCAAAATCACTCATTTAATCCTCCTTTTTTGTAACTTTTCTAGTATTAATATTCTTCTCTTGATATCAAAGTTTCTAAATCGCAGTTTCGCTATTTCAGAAAAAGCCATTGTAAGATTTCTATACATAACCTCAACATCATCATTATGGTTTATATCTACATCCTGGGAGAACGTAGTACAAATGTAATTTTTAAGATCTTCAATCTTGGTGTGATTATCTACTAACATGTTTGAATATTCATACGAAGCTTCAGTAAAGTCTACGTCTTCAAAATGGCTTTTTTCCATTTGATCGTAACTTTTCAAAGCAGCATATTTTTCTTCCCAACATTGTTCATCCCAATCATTGGTATTAAGTTCTTTGAAATTAAACTTCTGTTTCACTTACTACCTCCATGACTTTTGGCTCTGCTGTAAACCCCAATTTACCTATAACACTTGTTAGGTTTGGATTTTCAAGATCTTCAAGCTTACCTGATCTATCTTTGCAGACATATCCGTCACCGATAGCAGTTTGTAGCCATCTAGTGTGTATGGTTTTACCTTCAGCGTCAGTTTGCTCCATTACTCTGAGAGCTAATACTTCGTCAAAGAAATATGGTATTGATTGACCTAGTTTAGTTCCAATCATTTTTGGTTGGAAAAACCAAACACCGTCATTGTTTTCTTTTGACATTTTGCAAACAAATATTACGTGCATAGGTAAATCTCTGAACATACGCATGACATTTGTGCAAGTAATTTGCACGTTACCATACGCCTTCCTTGCATCCTTGTTGATGCTTAGTTCATGATCCAATAAAATTTCTGACATTTCAGAAATAGAATCTAAACAAACCGTATCATAGTCATGTTGTCCAGTCTTAAGCTCACCATATATTTGGTTCAACTCTTCATAACTTTTTATTTCAATAGCATCAACGTTCTCTTTATCACGAATAGATAGAAGTCCTGCTTCCATGCTTATAATAAGCACTTTGCCAGGAGCCGTTGAGCATGTATAAGTTTTCCCTGCACCAGATTCACCATAAACAAGAATTTTTGCTCCTTGCTTATTTACAAGCTGATCAGGTTTTACTACATTTTTTAAAATACTCATTGAATAATCTCCATAAGTTGACACCATGATATCAAAGGGATACACTTTGTCAATATAAATAATGGAGGAAATAAATGAACTACAACAACAATTGGTTTGTTAATTACTGTCATCGTTTGACAGAAATAAACAAAGATCGTCTTAAAGAACTTAAAAATATAGGTATGGAACCAGAGTTCGAACACAAAGAAGTAAAGCCATATACCCTGAAAGAAATGATTAAACATATGGGTATGAATGTGGCAGCTAAAGAATTCGAAGTTTCACTCTCATCTATTAGATCTTGGCGCTGGGGTTACAGAAGGCCTAGTGTTGAACAAGCAAAAAAAATAATAATAGCAACCAACGGAAAATTAGATTATGAATCAATATACGGTTGCCCAAATGATCTGAATTAGTGTTTTCAATTAATTTCAACGGCAGCGAAAATGTCTATGAGCTGGCTATGGCTTACTATGACGAAGGACTAGATGTAGTCCCCTTGTTGCGTAAAACAAAAAAACCACCAGGATTTTTTAAAGGCTGGGCACAATTCAAAGAGCAAAGACCTGAAAGGGAAGAAGTAGAAACCTGGTTCAAAGATAGAGATGATATGACTGTAGCATTAGTCTGTGGTCAATTTATTGTGGTCGATGCAGACACCCCAGAAGCTATGGGGTGGGTAGAAGAGAACATTCCACAAACACCTTACAAAGTCAGGACTGGCAAGGGCATGCATTACTACTATAACAACCCTCAAAACTACACGACCTTCGCAACAAAAAGATTGAATGATACACCAATAGAAAGACATATAGACATACGTGGCGAAGGAGGTCTTATAATTGCACCATACAATACTCATGCAAACGGACAAGTTTATCAGCCAGTCATCAATCCTAACTGGGATCTTTGGGGCTTTGAAGATTTACCTGACTTTACAGAGAAAGAATGGCAACAAATAACAGGTAATAAAAAACAAAACGGACAACCGAATGTAGCTCCTTTCTCATTAGATGGTGTAAACGAGGGCTCTAGAAACGATCAAGCAGCTAGATTAGCAGGTTATCTTATAAGCAAAAATTTAAATTTAGATTTTGCTAAATTTTTTATGGAGAGTTGGAATGTTCAAAATAGTCCACCATTACCAAGACACGAAATATTATCTGTAGTTGATAATGTAAAAAGAACACACGATAGAAAAAATCAACAAGCGCCTTTGTTCGTACAAACCAAAGAAGATATCGCACCA